TTGCAAATCCGTTATCGCGAGTTCGACTCTCGCCGGCGCCTCTTTCGCCGGATAACCGGGCAGCCCGTTGGGACACCCATCTTTTCCCGACGTGACTCTGCCGGGATTTCCGGGGGAATTCCCCGCCTCGACCTGAGAACGGACCGTAAATCCGTTATCAGCAAAGGACGCGGAGGGGGCCCGGACTCTCGACAATCGGTTCGTACCTGTTTGTTGCGTCTGTTACACCCGGGCCTCCTTCAGGTCCTTTGCCGCAAAGGACGCGGAGGGGGCCCGGACTCTCGACAATCGGTTCGTACCTGTTTGTTGCGTTTTGTACACCCGGGCCTCCTTCAGGTCCTTTGCCGCAAAGGACGCGGAGGGGGCCCGGACTCTCGACAAACTCGTCACTGTTTGTTGCGCTTTCTACACCCGGGCCTCCTTCAGGTCCTTTGCAAAGGACGCGAAGGGTGAGATGAAATGGAAATGCCGAGCGTCAAGAACGTGGCCCGCGATCAAAAGCGGAATATCACGTACGAGGTGATGGCCTACCGGGAACTCACGCGTGAAGAAGTCGACCGCGCGGTGCGCCGCTTCCTCTCTACGGAACGGGGATGGCCGGCATGGCGGAATCTCGTGTGCACGATCGTCACCTTGGTCGGAGAGGACGAGTCGATTTGAACAAGGCGAGCACCTCGTCCTTGCCGAGCATCGCGCCCTTGCGGCGCCAGGCGGCGACGATGACCTGCCAACGCTGCGGGGTGAGCTGAAAGCCTTCGGGCAGGACGCAGACGATCGGCATGCCCACGTCGTCCGCGTCCTCCGGGGCAACCTCGAAATCCTCGGGCAACACGTAGACGCCCGGCTCGGCCATGTCGTCGGCAGGGACCCTCGATCGGCGCTTGGAGACATCGCTCATGCCGCCATTATAACAAGTCGCCCCGCGTTTGTTTATCGGCACCGGCGGTGACAGCCTGTTGTCACCGCGGGGAGATTTTCTGGTGCCCTGCGTTCATCGCAAGAGTCGCAGGGCACCAGGGGAAACTTTCTCGAAAATTTTTTCGGATTCCGCCCGGATCGCTCTTGACGTATCCGGCGGAGTCGTTCTAATTGCGGGCGTACAAAACGTGGCCCCGCCAGCGGGCCGCAAGAAAAACAGGTGCGAGGTCTCCCGATCTCTCCGGTCTCCCCCAAAAGCAGCCATCCGCCGCTAACCTAGGATCGAGGCCGAGCGTATCGGCGAATCTCGCCGAAAACGGCCGTCCGCACCTGCGGTGAGGCCGTAGATCCTAGTTCGGCAGCCCCCGGCGCCGCGTGCGCTATGATCAGCGTCGATCCGCGCTGGTCGTACGCGCGCCGGCCCGGTAGCCCGGAAGCGGTGGTGCATCATGGCTGATCGCCGGGCCTTGATGGCAAACGTAACTTTTCCCACGGACGATCCAAGCGGGCCGGCGGCTCGCACGGAGGTGGCCCGGCGTGGCGTCGGGTACGGGCCGCCGTCCGAGGGAAGGCGATTAGCACATGGACAGACCTACAGTACTCAGCCGACTCCGGCTGCGAGAGTTCTTCGATCGGGTCTTCGCCCCGCAGTTCTTGGTCGGCGCGGCGCCGGCGACGCTGCGGGGCTACCGCGAGACGCTCGCCCACTGGCGGCGTTGCACCAAGGACCCGCCGCTGGCCGAGATCACCGGCGAGACGCTCTCGCTGCTGAAGGCCCGCTTGCAGGACCCGGCCAACTTCCCGCCGCCGCGGGACGACCGGCCGCGGACGCTGCAACTGGAACTGTTTCCGATCCGCCCGCAGCGGCCGCGACGCCGCGGGCGGCCACCGAAGCCGCTCTCGCGGGCCTCCACAAACAAGCACCTGCGACACATCGGCGCGATCCTGGCCAAGGCCGGCCCGCCGGGGCCGCACAACCGGGACGCCTTGGGCGTGTTGCCCACGGTGCCGTGGACCAAACCGGTCCGCGAGTATCGCCGTTTGCCCCGCGCGGTATCCGACGAGCCGCTGGCGGCCGTCTACCGCGCGTGCGCTTACGCTCGCTATCCACGGCTGGAAGAGCCGGTCGGGCCGCAATACCGCGAGCATTGGTGGAAGGCGCTGATCACCACGGCGCTGCTGGTAGGATTCCGCCGCGGGGCCCTGCTCGATCTGCAATGGCCCGACGTCGACCTCCCGAGCAAGAAAATCCGGCTGCCGGCCGAGGCGGACAAGTGCCGCAGCGAGCGTCTCAAACCGATCACCTCGCTGGTGGTCGCCCACCTGGTGCGGATCCGCACGCCGGGGCCGCTGGTCTTTCCCTGGCCCCAGTCGCAATCGACCTTCTACCGCCAGTGGCACCGGCTGCAGGACGCCGCCGGGATTGCGCCCGAGCAGCATTTCGGCCTGCACGATCTGAAGCGCGCGTGCGGCACGCGGTTGGCCACCGTCGCCTCGCCCTGGGCGGTGCAGCACCAACTCGACCACCGGTCGATCCACACGGCCAGACACTATATCAACCCGATCGAGGAACTGCAGCGAGCGGTCGAGCGAATGCCGGTTCCGGACGCGCTGATGGCCGATTTTCTCTGATCGCACGCCGACGTGTTGTTGTTTTGGCCGGTTGCCGGGCAGGACGCCCCGCGCCGGCCGTTTTTGTCTGTTCACCTTTTGTTGTTGCACCGGCGCCAAGGCCGGGCGCGCGTCAGGAGGGCCGCGCGTCCGGCCGGTTTTGGATTTCGGATTTGTGATTTCAGATTTCAGATTTCAGATGGAAAGGATCGTTCTTATGCGTCCCGAAACTCGCGAAGCGCTGCGCGGGCTCTCGTTGGGCCCGGGCAAGCGGGTCCGACCCGGCGACCCGCTGGACATGCCGGCAGACATGTTCAACGCGATCCTCAACGCGGTCCGCACCTTCCCGGCGCAGCGCCGCTTGATCGAACAACAGGCGGCCGAGTTGCAGGAGACGGCCGACTCGCTTCTGGCCTTCGCCGGTACGGTCTCCGAGGCCCTGGATCGCCTCGAGGCCCGCATCCGGGCGATCGAAGATCCGGCTCCCGAGCCCGCGCCGAATGAGGTTTCGCCAACGGACCCGCCATCTCCGGCGACGGAGGAAGCCCCGATTGGATTTCGGACTTCGGATTGAGGATTTCAGATTTCAAAGGAGACGAAGATGGCCGAGGAGAAAACCACCGATGGACGCGAATGAACACGGAGCGGATAAGGTCGCGTGTCCGCTGGTAACCGATCGAACGCGGTATTGCTGCTGTTGCGGCGCGCCGCGGGGAGTGGCACAGCGACGCGACTCGATTTCGCTGTGCGAGATCGTCCGGGTGGGCGAACACCGCCAGTTGCAGCGGCCGCCGGGGTTCTATTACGAGCAGTCACCGCAACTGGTCGCTTTCGTGAACGTCTACCGCAAGGGCGGGGCGTCCGAGAATCAATACATCTGCGACGATTGCCTGAGGCTCAGCCTGCAGCGGACCCGGGCGATGCTCGATCGAATTCTGGGGCCCAAACCGGAGCACGACGATGCCGAGAGTTAACGTGTACGTGGAACTGGTGTTTGAGGACATCGAGGCACCCACCGCTGATTACGCGTGCAGCCTCGGCGAGATTTGGTGTGGTGCCGTGTGGAAAGGACCGGCCGCCAAGGCCGATGCGATCGGCTCTTGCGCCACGCGGCGTGTGGATGCAAACCCGCAACAAAGTTGTGCTCACGAACTGGAGCACGGTCGGCAAGGTTTTGTGCGCTGCCGGAAATGCGGCCGCGTCGGCCACGTCGTAGACGGACTGGTCGATTGGAACACCGAAAAGTGACAACTAACAACCACCCCGCCCGGGATGGCGATGGAGTGTCCAGCGAGGCTCATAACCTCGCCTCTCGCCGGTTCGATCCCGGCCCCGGGCGCTTCGCGGCAAGTCCACGACTATGCAGAAAGGAGGACGCTTCGATTGGATGACCGATGCCAAGACAGAATGTTGCGCCGCGAACCTCCCCGGGTGGTCCCCGACGCGGCTCGGGGCCCGGGGCCGTTTTGGATTTCGGATTTTGGATTGAGGATTTCGGATTTGAAAGGAGACGAAGATGGCCAAGAAGAAAACCGCGGGCCAGCCGGCCGGCCCCTCGCTGCTGGCGGCGATCGAGTCCGCCGGCCAACCGGAACTCGACGAACTCCAGGCGGGCCTGGACGCCCTGGACGCGCAGATCCAGACGCTCCAGCACAAACGGCAGGCGATCGAGCAAGCCAAAAAGATGATCTCCATGAAACTGTTCGGCCGCCGCCAAGCGGCCGGGCGGGGCACGCAGGTCATCGAGCGCCAGCGGAAGATTGCCGAGTACCTGAAAGTCTACGGACCGGTGGGGCCGAAGGCGATGGCCGAAGGCACTGGTATCCCGCTCGGATCCATGAACAAGTTGCTCCAACACGCATGGTTCCAAAAGACCGACGACGGCTGGGTCGTGACCGACCGCGCAGCCGCGTAGACCCTACCTGACCACTGAAAACCGAGAACTGAGAACTGAGAACTGAAAACTTACCGATCAAGGAGGATCGTCATGTTGGTCATCAGCCGAAAGGAAAATGAGGCCGTTGAGATCGAGAACATCAAGATCACGATCGTGAACATCCGGCGCGGCCGAGTGGCGATCGGGATCGACGCCCCCCAGGACCGCCGGGTCGTGCGGTCGGAAATCAAGACGAAAGGACGCAACGCAAATGAGCGTGACGGAGATTGAAGGAGCCGCCCGCTTCGCTTTCAAGAGGGACGACGGACAGTACGACGTCGTCGCCCTGATGCGGGCCCACGTCGACGCGGAAGGGGATCACACGGCGGCCGCGGCCGCGCTGTGCGAGCAGGCGATCGAGGTGGTCCGCGAGGTCCGACACCGAGTCGACCAGCGGATCGCCTGCAGGGAGGCCCGCCAGCGGAAGCAGCAACTCACGGACATGATCAAGTCCTGCGTAGTACAACTGGCGAGGTTGCGGGAGCGGCACCCGGAGTTGCGAGACGAGGAAGAGGAGGCGGAAGCGTCCGACGCATCGCAGTCGGCGGCGTCCCAGCCCGTCGCCGAGACGGTCAAAGCGGCATGACCGGGAGCCCCGCCGGCCGCTGCGCGCCTGCCCCCGCGCACGCCGGCGGGGACTCTTGCGCGAAGTCTGAAGGAGGATCGAAGATCGGGGTGAGGGGTCACAACCGATGCGCACGCAGACGCCAACCGATCTGTTGCGGAATCTGCTGCGGGATAAGCGGCTGACACCCGGGCCGAAACTCGCCTATCTCTGGCTCTGGGAGCACGCCGGCCGACGTCCCGGCCGGCTGGCCTTCCCGCTGGGCCTGCTGGGATTCGAACTGGGTCGATCACCCCGCACGGCCGGAGGCTGGCTCGAGTCGCTCGAGCGGCGCGATCTGATCGCCGTCTGCAACCGCGAGAACGGCGTCTGGACAATCCACCTCTATGGGCCCTACCCCGGCGACGGCCCCGCGCCCAAGCCGCCCGACCCGCAACGGCGGCTACCCTTTGAATTCGGGCTGCCTGCGGAATCGTGAGCGAACGGAGAGAGGGATATCCATGGAATGGGATCGGGATCTGCTGCGAGGGGTGATGCGGACCCGCGCGTTGGGAGCGGCCGCCAAGCTGGCCTACCTGTGGCTCTGGGACCTGGCCGGCGGCCGCCCGGGCCGCCTGGTGATCGACCTGCAGCGGCTCGCCGTCGAGTTGGGACGCGACAAGCGGTCGGCGAAGGACTGGATCGCCGCCCTCGGGCGCCGCGACCTGGTGGCCGTGATCGCCGTCGAAAACGACACCTACACGCTCGACGTCTATTGGCCCCACCCGGCCGATCGACCGGTCGATCGGCCCGCCCAAAACGTCCCGGGGGTTTCTGCGCAGAAACCCCCGGGATATTCGCACGAAAACCCCCCGGGGATTTCTGCGCAGAAACCCCCGCAAGAATCCGCAGAAAAAAAGACCGCGTTTTCCCGCGAAAAAACGCCCGTTTCGCCAAAAACCGATCGGCCGCAAACCAATCGGCACGGCGATTGCTTTACCAAAGACCAAGAAAACAAGAAAACATCTTACCAAGGTACCAACTCTTCCAAAGTCAATTGGAGTGACTTTGGATCTCCCACTTGCGCAGAGGGCACCGCGCCGGTCGGTGCAGCGCCGATCGGCGCGGCGCTGGCGGACGTCGTCGAGCAGTTGGCCGCGGCCGCCGAGCCGGCCGAGCAGAAGGCCCGCCTGGTGGCGCGATACCGGCGGGCGGCCGGCCGCGATCCCGAGGGCGAGTACTTGGCCCCGTGGGTCGCCGGCGCCGCGGCCGATCTGGTCGTGTTTCACGGATTGCCCGATGGGCTGATCGAGCAGGTCCTGGTCGATATTCAGGCCCTGCGCGCCGCCGGCTCGCTGGCCAACGGCCCGGGCCTGTTCCATCGCAAGGTTTCGACTCTGGCGGCCAAGCACGGCAAGCCCTGGCCGGGAGCAACGCAATCCGAAATCAGAAATCCTAAATCAGAAAGCCCCTGTCGATGAAAGCCCTCACCATCCACCAACCCTACGCCGCGTTGATCGTCGGCGGGCCCGGCGTCGAGCCGCAGTACTTGAAGCGCGTGGAGAACCGGCCCGGCTGGTCGAGCCGATCGCGTACCGCGGCCAGCAGGGACTCTTTGACGTGCCCGACGAGCTGCTCGCCGGCGCGCTGCGGGTCCAACCCGAGGCGCGGACCTGTCGCGTCTGCGGTTGCACCGACCGCTACGGTTGTCCCGAGGGTTGCTGGTGGACCGAAGAGGATCTTTGCTCGATGTGCGATCCGTCAGCACGCGGGGTGCAAACGGAGCCCCGAATCCCCAAGCCCTAACCCCCAACCCCCTGTCGAAGGAGCCCAGCCATGCGAAAACCCCAACCGCTCGGCGATCCCAGCCAAGTGGCTACGGCGCTGCAAACGCCGACCGAAGTGGTCCAGTTGGCCGTCAAGTCGATCGATGCGAGCCCGTATCAGCCGCGGATGGATTTTCCCGAGGCCGAGATCGCCGGCCTGGCCGACTCGATCGAGACCCACGGACAACTCCAGCCGATCAGCGTGCGCAAGAAAGGCAAGCGATACGAGCTGCTCGACGGCGAGCGGCGCCTGCGGGCGATCAAGTCGCTGCAGCGGCCCATGATCCGGGCGGAAATCGAACAGCGCAGCGACGCGGAGGCCCGGGCGATCGTGCTCGTCTCGGCGCTGCAGCGGAAAGAACTCAATGCGATCGAGGAGGCCCGGGCCTTCCAGGCGGGCATCGACGCCGGCGACGCGCCCGGGCCGACCGAGCTGGCCCGGCAGCTCGGACTTTCTCAGGGCCACGTCTCCAACCGATTGCGGCTGTTGAAGTTGCCCGAGTCGATCCGCCGGAGAGTCATTTCGCAGGAAATACCGGCCACCCACGCCCGCGAGATCGCCAAGTACCTGGATTTTCCCAAGCTGCTGTTGGCGATCGAAAAACGGCTCGACGCCGAACTGAAACGCAACGGCGATTTGGGCCCGGTGAGCTACTTTGCCCAGGAGATCGCCTACGCGCTGACGGCACACACCAAGCCGCTGGAGGGCCACCAGTGGGATTCCAAGACGGGCTGCCGCGTGCCGGTGTTCGCGCCCAGCGAAGAGCAGGCCGGCCGGCTCGGGATTGTGGAGTTGCACCACGGCGAGCGACGCGCGACCAATACGAAACTGTGGGACCAACTGCAGGCCGCGCACCGCCGGGAGTGGCTGAAGGAACAGGCCAAGAAGGCCGCGGCGAAGTCGAAATCGAGAAACGGCAAACCCAAACCGAAAAAGCTCACGCCGGCCCAGCAGAAGAAGCTGGCGGAGGAAGAGCGGAGGAGGGCCAAAGAGCGGGCCGACCAATTCCGCCGCCGGCTGGAGGCGTGGAAGGTTGATTGGCAACGATACCTGGTGGCCGACTTCTTGTTGAACCGGGCCGACCCCACGGAGCTCTTGCGGTTGGCGATCGTGCTGGCCGGCCGCAACGGGGCCTACCGCCACGCGCACGATTCGCTGCAAGCGATGCACCGGGCGCTCAAACAGAACGGCGTGCGGCCCGGCGGGCGCGGCGAGCAACTCTGCGGGCTGGTCCTCTCGCTCGACGAGCCGGCCGTGGCCGGGTTCGCCGCAGAGGTCCTCTCCGGCTGGTTCTACGACGAGAAGGAAGGGCCGCGGCCGTTTATCGACGCCGCCACCGTCGAGGACCTGGTGCGATACTTCGGGATCGACCTGGCCGACTGCTGGCTCGACGAGCAGGCCGGCCCACTTTCGGAGGCCTTTTGGAATCTGCACGGCAAGGAGCAGCTCGTCGCGCTGGGAAAGGAACTCGACGTGCGGATCACGCCGGCGATGAAGAAGAGCCAGGCCGTGGCCGCCTTCCTGGCCGAAAAGCCGGCCGCCGACTCCAAAGAGGCCGGGCGGCTGGAGTTGCCCAAGGAGCTGCGCGGCGGCAAGCGGCCGAAGAAGAGAATCGGGAACCACGGATGAACACGGATCAACACGGAAAACCCTCGGCGGGGAGAGTCGATCCATCCGGCGATCGCGGACCACGAGCGCTGCGAGCGGTCGACGTGTGTTGCGGTGCCGGCGGTTGGGCGACCGCCGCGCGCGGATTGCCTATCGAGTGGGTCGCCGTGGCGGATATTGCTCCGGATTGCCTCGAAACGTGGCAAGTCAATCATGCGGAAAACAATCCGGATTGTCGGACGGTATTATGCGATCTCTCCACGGCGTTGGGCATCCGCGCCGTAATCGACGCGGCCGGCGGCTCGGCGGACCTGGTGGTCGGCGGGATCCCGTGTGAGCAAGTGAGTGTCCTGAGACCTCGGCGGGCGCCCACCGCGATGGTGGACTCGTGGCATGAACTGCTGGACGGTTGTCTCCAGATCGTGAAGCGGTTGGCGCCAACCTGGTGGGTCCTCGAAGACGTGATTCAGATCGAGCGGCACTTGCCCCTACCGTTATTCCATGGCAACACGATTCCGTTTCGGCGAATTCAGGCGTCGCGTTACAGCGCTCAAAATCGCCTCCGCACGTTCCTGGGAGAGTATCCCGAGCCCCTGCCGCCGGAAGTCGGTCCGAGGGTGCTGGGCGATGTTCTGCGCCCCGGGCCCCATTTGATGATTTCCGGCGCCGACCGGTATGAAGGCGCATGGGCGCTAGAAGGCGGGCTTCGGCTGGGCAACGAGAAAATACGCCTTTTGCGGGAGAATAAACCCTCGCCGACAATCACGACGAGCGTGGGAATTCGCGGCGGAAGAAGCAAGCGAGAGTTCACCGTTGTCGATGATCGCGGGCGACGGCGCATGCTCTCGTGGCAGGAGGCGGCAAGTCTCCAGGGGTTTCCGAACGACTATCTGTTCGTCGGCGGGTACACGCGAGCCCAACAGATGATCGGCCGGGCGATCCCGATAGCCGTGGGGCGCGCGATTCTTGGAGCGATTTGCGAGGAGGCGCGGAAATGAGCGAACCGGTGAGGTACCACTCGTTGCCCCAGGTCGAGCCGTACGTGTATCCGCGGTGCCGCAGACTGGTCGTCTATCGGCCTTATCAGGTGTGCCGGGCACTGGAGGGCGACGGCCGGCGGCGGTTTTCGGATCGGCCGATCGACGGGGCGGCCCAGCGCCAGCGCGACACGGCCGAGGCCCGGCGGCTGGGACTGCCCACGCCGGAGGAGATCGAGGCCCGGGCGGCGGCCGTCCGGCAAGGCTGGGAGAGGACGGCGGAGAATGAGGCAACCACGGATGAACGCGGATGAACACGGATCGATGTTGTGCGAACAATGCGAATCCGAATTCGATGATCCGGAGGCGCTGCACGAGTGCATCGGCTGCGGGGAGCGGATTTGCTACTGGTGTTCGCACCCGCACGATTTCGGCTACCTTTGCGATTTCTGCGACCAAAGCGAGAGATTCCGGAAAGAGACACGGAATCTGGATAGCTGAACAGTGCTGCCCCTTCTCTTTCTTTCATCCGTGTCCATCCGTGTTCATCAGTGGTTTCGTTTTACGGAGCGAAGGGACGCGAAAGAATGGATTCGCAAGCGAAGCAGCCGGGCAGGGTGCACATTCGATGGCTGATCCGGCACGACATGGGCGAAGTCCTCGACATCGAACAGGAAAGCTTCGAGTTTCCGTGGCGGCGAAAGGACTTCATCCGCTGTCTGCGGCAACGCAATTGCATCGGCATGGTCGCCGAGCACGAGGATCGCGTGGTGGGGTACATGATCTGCGAACTCCACAAGAATCGCATCCACGTGCTGAACTTCGCCGTGGCGGCCGACTCTCGCCGGCGGGGCGTCGGCAGCCAGATGGTGGCCAAGCTGATCGCCAAGCTCTCCGCCGGGCGCCGCACCCGCATCATGCTGGAAGTCCGCGAAACCAACCTGGCCGCCCAACTGTTCTTCCGCGACCGCGGCTTCCGCGCGGTCACCGTGCTGAGGCGATACTACGGCGAGACGGACGAAGACGCCTATGTCATGCAGTTCCGCTATCGGGCCGAAAAACCGGCGATCGTCGAGCCGGTCAATCGCATCCGGCGGCTGACCGGTTAGGTCGGCGCCGCGGAGGTGAAGCATGGAAAGCAATCACGGATGAACACCGATGAACACGGATAGTAGTCCTTTCTAAAATCCGTGTTTATCCGTGTTGATCGGTGGTTCCCCCGTACTGACAACTGACAACGGAAAACTGAAAACTTCCCGATGTACACAAGCCGAAAATTCGATCGGGCCAGCGCGGCGGAGGATTGACGAGAAACAAAACCCGGCGGCCGGAAACAGGCTGCGCCGCGCCTCTTCTCTGCTCCGGCCCCGGGCGAATGGGATTTCGGATTTGGGATTTCTGATTTCAGATTTGCCAATCCCCAATTTGAAATCTGAAATCCGAAATCCGAAATCCTTCGCTCCTCTCAGTATACCCTGGGTGGCCTGTAACAGGAATGGCTGTCAGAAAGTGGGCCACCCTGTGGTAGACTAAAGGACTCGCCGCGCCGGGAGATCCTCTTAAGGTGACCGTCCCGCGCGAAAAGGTTCTTGAAGTCCGGGCGATGCTGGGCCGCATGTCCCAGCGCCAGGCCGCGATTGCCGCCGGCCTGGCCCGCGGTACGGTGGCCAAGATCGCCAGGGGCAAACACCCCCATCAACGCCGGCCCCGGACGGTGGCCCGCTGCGCTGGCTGCGGCGCGGGTCTGACCTGCTATCCCTGCCCGTCCTGCCGCGTCGGGGCCGAGGCCGTGGCACGGGCCCTGGCCGCGGCCCGGATCGCCGGGCCCATCGGCGAGGACGACCCGCTGCGACCGGATCTCAAACCCACGCACCGCGCCCGCTACGAGCGGCTGCACGAGGCGCGGGATAAGACGCGGGCGGACAAGCCGCTCGGCTCACTAGCCCCTATCCCCTAGCCCCTATCCCCTTACCAATGACCGATCAAGAACTCTCCGCCGTCGCTTGGATCGCCCTGGAACGGGCCGCCTCGAAGGAATGCCGCCGCGAGACGCTCGCCGAAGGCGCCGCGCATGAGGTCGATCTGCGGGTCGACGGGACGATCGACGAAGAGCCGTTCGTCCGCTCGATCCACGGAAGCCTGGTGGTCGGCCACGCCGGCGTGCGGGCCAGCAGCGCGGCGCCGGACGCCTCGCATCTTCTCGGCCTGATCCTGGGAAAACTCTCGCGCGCGGTGCGCGAGCGGCTGCTGGCGGATCTGCCCGAAAAATTCGCCGAACTGGGCGGGCTGCCGGAGGTGCCGGCCGAGCGGGTCGCCGAAGCCAAGAATCTGCTCGACCGACTGCGGACCAAGAGGCAGATCGGGGTCCGAGCGCCCATCAGTCTGAGCTACACGGTGGCCAGACCGTAATCCCGAAATCCCGAAATCCCTGAATCCCCAGCCGTGAAACGTACTTTCCCCTACGCCGAGGCCCGCAGCGAGATCGCCGACGGCGATCTGCTCCTGTATCGGCCGCGGCGAGGGTTCTTCTCGCGGCTGATCATGGTGGCGGGCCGCTCGCGGTACTCCCACGCCGCCATGGCCGCGTGGTGGAACGACCGGTTGATGTGTCTGGAGACGCGGGAAGGGCATGGCGGCCGGGCCGTGCTGCTGTCCAGCCAGGTGCAGCGTCATCCCGGGCGTTGGGACGTGTACCGGTTTCGATTCGGGTGTTCGCCGTTGCCGCCGGGACGTCTGATTACCTGTTTTCGCCAAGGCGCCGTCAGCGCGATGAAGGACTTCACCGGCGTGCCGTACGGCTGGGGTGCGATCTTCCAAGTCGCACTGGTCCACCTGCCTCTGGTGCGCTTCTTCGCGCGGCCGGCCACGCGGGACGATGCGCCGTTGGGGATCCCCTTCTGCGCCGGGGCCGTCGCCGCGGCCTATCGCGCCGCCGGTTTCGACCCGGTGCCCAACCTGGCCGACCGGGCCACCGAGCCCGGCGACCTGGCCCGCTCGGCGGCGTTTCGATACCGATTCACGCTGGTGCCGTAGTTTTCAGTTTTCAGTTATCAGTTCTCAGTAAGCGAGGAACCCTCATGCGCCCCGAATCCCCAGTCCCGACCCCCCAATCCCCAGTCCCCGGTCCCCTGTCCCGATACCAGGTGATCTTCCTTGTGAGCATCGCTCTGCTCATTCTCTACTTGGCGTTATGCATTGGCTCGATGGCGAACGCCTCCATCGACGACTGCATCGACGCCACTTGCCGGATCACGGCCGGCGACGGCAGCCGGGGGACCGGCTGCTGCTTCGAGCGGTCCGACGGCTATGTCTACGTGCTGACCTGCGCCCACGTGGTAGGCAACTCGCCTACGGTACAATGCGAATTCTGGTGCGCGGGACATGTTTCTCGCCCGCTGGCCGGCCGGGTCGTCCGGCGATCCCAGGGAGCCGATGCGGCCATGGTCGCCGTGCCCGAGTCGGCCTTCGACGGCGTGCTGCCGAAGATCGTGCCCGTGGCCCCGCGGGATTACGCGGTCCGCCCGGGCGAAACGCTCACGTCGGTCGGGTGCGCTCGCGGAACCTGGTCGACCGGCTGGAAGGGCCACGCGCTGGGCTACAGCGGCAACGACCTGTACTTCACGCCCACGCCGGCCAACGGACGGAGCGGCTCGGCCATCTTCGACGCCCAGGGCCGGGTGATCGTGGGCCTGCTGCGGGCGCGGACCGGCGACGATCGCAGCGGGATCGCCACCTCGGTGCGGGCGCTCTACGCCGCGTGGGCCGGGCCGTCCGGACAATCCGAAATCCGCAATCTGAAATCCGAAATCACCCAGTGTCCCGGCGGCACCTGCCCGACCGAGGGCTGGCGGTATGAACTTTTGCCCACGCCGCAGTACCGGCAATACGAAGAGGGCCGCGGCGAGGCCTACAACCAGGGCCGCCGCGACGCCTGGCCGACGCTTCCACCCTCCACGCCGCCGGCCGCCACGCCCTCGGTCGATCTGACGCCGATCGGCCAGAAGCTCGATCGCATCGGCGACGGGCAGGAGAAGATCACCGAGTTGTTGATCGAGATGCGCAGCGAGAAGACCCCGCCGCCGCCTGCCCCTGCGGAGGATCCGGCCGTGGAGGCCGTGGCCGAGGTCAAGGCGGAGGTCGAACAGACCAAGCAGCAGAACAGCCAACTGCGTGAGGCCGTCAACGCTCTGATCGGCGACCGGGAAACGCTGCAGGAGCGGTTCGAGGCCCGGTTGGCCAAGGTCAAGGAAGAATTGGGCGAGGACGCCAGCAAAGTCGACGTCGCCCGGGCCTATGTCAAGGACCTGGCCGCCGAGAAGCTCGGCAGCGGCGAGGTCGGGCTGACGATCGGCAAGCTGGCCACCGGGGCCCTGGGATTGAGCGGTCCGCTGGCACTGGCGATCGGCGGCGGGCTGTGGCTGGTCTCGCGCCGGATCGGCCGGAAGCTCGAGGACGGCGAACCGCTGCTGGTCCAGCGTCTGGTCGACCGGATCGGCGAGAAGATCGACAACCTCAAGGAGCGTATCCCCAGCGGTAAGGACAACGCCGGGTAAAACGACCGGGGACTGACGCGTGAGGATCGCGCAGGTGGCGTCCCGGGCGGCGCGGCCGGGTCTTTGGTCGTCCTCCGCAGCGACGCAACAGACGCGATCCTGACGCGTTGGGCGGGATGCCACCAGGATGGAGGGGGCCCGGGTCCTTCCTGGCCGTCCTCGCAGGTGAGGGCTGCGGAAACAGCCACCCTATCGAGCACACTTTCTTTTCGACGAAAAACTCTTTCTTTCTGGAGGCCGCTCCATGCGTGTGCAACTCCGGCCGATCGGCCAGATTCGCCCCTACGAGAAGAATCCGCGGCACAACGACGCCGCGGTCGACGCGGTGTGCGAATCGATCCGCCAGTTCGGCTGGCGCCAGCCGATCGTGGTGGATCCGGACGGGATGATCATGGTCGGTCACGCCCGCTACAAGGCGGCGCTGAAGCTCGGCCTGGAAAAGGTCCCGGTCCACGTGGCCACCGATCTTATGCCGGAGCAGATCCGGGCCTACCGAATCGCCGACAACCGATCGGGCGAACTCTCCGAGTGGGACCTCGACCTGTTGCCGATCGAACTGAGCGAGCTGCAGGCGGCCGACTTCGATCTCTCGATACTGGGCTGGTCGGAAGACGACCTGGCCAAGCTGCTCGACTCGGACGTGAAGGACGGCCTGACGGATCCCGACGAGATCCCCGAGCCACCCGACGAACCGATCACGCGGCCCGGCGATCTGTGGATCCTCGGCGACCACCGCTTGCTCTGCGGCGACTCCAGCAAACCCGACGAGGTCGACCGTCTGCTCGGCGGCGCCGCGATCCACCTGGTCAACAGCGATCCGCCGTACAACGTCCGGGTCGAACCGCGGAGCAACAACGCGATCGCCGCGGGCAACACCAGCTTTACCAGCCCGAAGAAGCGCCACCAGCGCTTCGACGTGAAGCGGCATCCCGAGAAGTCCAAGGTGACCCACAGGAAGCTGCGACCGAAGGACCGCCCGCTGGAGAACGACTTCCTGAGCGACCACGAGTTCGACCGGCTGTTGGACGCCTGGTTCGGCAAGATGGCCCGCGTGCTTAAGCCCGGGCGCAGCTTCTACCTGTGGGGCGGTTACGCCAACTGCGCCAAGTACCCGCCGGTGCTAAAACGGCACAAGCTCTACTTTTCCCAGGCGATCATTTGGGACAAGGAGCACCCGGTGGTGAGCCGCAAGGACTTCATGGGCGCGCACGAATGGTGCTTCTATGGCTGGAAGGAAGGCGCAGCCCACCAGTTCCTCGGCCCCAACAACGTGCCCGATCTCTGGCACGTCAAGAAGAGGGATGCCAACAAGATGGTCCATTTGACCGAGAAGCCGGTCGAGTTGGCCGTCCGCGCGATGCAGTACTCCTCGCGGGCCGGCGAGCACGTCCTGGACCTGTTCGGCGGCAGTGGGAGCACGCTGATCGCCGCCGAGCAAACCGGTCGCAAGGCCTTTGTGATGGAACTCGACGCGGCCTACTGCGAGGTCATCGTCCGGCGGTGGGAGCAATTCACCGGCAAGAAGGCCCGGCGGAAAAGTGTGGAGGCCGCGGCATGAAGTCCCCCAGCCTCGATCCCCGGGCCCTCTCCCCCGAGGACCTGGCCCGGGTCCTTTCGGCCTCCGGCCCCCGACCGGTTTCGGTCGAACAGATCCGCGAGGATCTCGACGATGGGGTTCCGGTCAATATGAACGGCACGGTCAACCTCGTCCACTACACGGCCTGGCTGGTGAGGGAGGTGGGCCCGGGTTGATTTCGGATGTCGGATTTCGGATTTCAGATTTGAGAGCGACCGCTCGGCAATCCCAAATCTGAAATCTGAAATACGAAATCTGAAATCCAAAGAAGCGGGGTTCCGGCCGGTAGCAGCCGGCCGAAACCCCTAACCACCATGCTGAATAAGCAGCACGATGGGTAAGAAGAAGATCGACAAGCGGGCCGGCCGCGCTCCAAGAAAACCTCGCGGCGACAAACTCTTGGCCGCGCTGGCCGCCGCATTGGAGGAGCTCCATCTGGTGAGCCACGATCCCCGCCGCCTGCGCCCGGGCGAACTCTGCCGATTGCTCAATTCGACGCCGCTGGGCACCGTGACCACGCAGGCGAAGCTCTATCAGATCCGGCTGAAGGCCGGTTTCCGGGTCAGCGCCGACGGCAAGCACGTCGATCTTTTTCGCCTGGCGGCGTGGCTGGCCGGAGAGAGACGAGGGGGGCGGAACGAGTCCCCAGCCCCCAGCCCCCAATCCCCAGCCCCCAATCCCCAATCCCCCGATTCCTACGCGGCGATCAAGGAGCGGGCCCGGGCCCGCGGCGCGGCGGCCTCGCTGGCCGGCCGCGACATCGGCCCGCTACCGAGGGTCGCCCACCCCAAGCTGAAGAAGCGAGCCACCACGGACTTCCGCTTCTTCTGCGAGCACTATTTTCCGTCGACCTTCACCCTGGCCTTCTCGGCGGATCACCTCCGGGTGATCGCCAAGATCGAGGAGGCCGTGCTCCGCGGCGGCCTGTTCGCGATGGCCATGCCGCGAGGCACCGGCAAGACCTCGCTGTGCGAGTGCGCCTGCCTGTGGGCCGCGCTTTTCGGCCACCGGGAGTTCGTGGCCCTGATCGGTGCGAGCAAGGACGCCGCGCTGGAGATGATCGAGTCGATCAAGTCGGAGCTGCAGGACAACGACCTGCTGGCCGAGGATTTTCCCGAGGTCTGTTACCCGATCGGCCGCCTCGAGGGGATCGCCAACCGCTGCGCCGGCCAGCTCCACCTCGGCCGGCGGACGACAATCGGCTGGACCCGCCAGGCGATCGTCTTGCCTACGATCGCCGGAAGCAAGGCGTCCGGCGCAATCCTCCGCGTGGCGGGAATTACCGGCCGGATCCGCGGTATGAAATTCAAGCGGGCCGACGGCGAATCCGTGCGGCCCTCGCTGGTGATCGTCGACGACCCGCAGACCGACGAATCGGCCCGCAGCCTCTCCCAGCGGGAATCGCGGCGGAGGATCCTCGCCGGTGCGATCCTCGGCCTGGCCGGCCCGGGCAAGAAGATCGCCGGCGTGATGCCCTGCACCGTGATCTGTGCCGACGACGTCGCCGACGAATTTCTGGACAGACAAAAACACCCGGAATGGCAGGGCGAACGGACCAAGATGGTCTACGCGTTCCCCGCCGACGAAAAACTCTGGGAACAGTACGCGGAGATCCGGGCCGAGGGACTGCGCTGGGGGCGGGGCCTGGCCGAGGCCACCGATTTTTACCGCCAGCGGCAGAGCGAAATGGACGCCGGTGCGGTGGTCGCCTGGCCCGAGCGGTTCGAGCCGGACGAGATCTCGGCCGTGCAGCACGCGATGAACCTCAAGCTTCGCGACGAGCGGGCCTTCTTCGCCGAGTACCAGAACGAGCCGCTGCCGGAGCAGGCGGAGATCCAGGACCTCTCGGCCGACGGGATCGCCGGCAAGTTCAATCGGCTGAAGCGATGCGAAGTACCGCTGGGGGCCTCGGGGCTGACTGCCTTCATCGATGTGCAGCAGGCCCTGCTGTTCTACCTGGTCGTCGCCTGGGAGCCCGACTTCACCGGCTACGTGGTGGACTACGGCGTGTACCCCAAGCAGAAGCGAAACTACTTCACCCTCCGCGACGCTCACCCGACCTTGGCCGCGGTGGCCCCGGCGGCCGGATTGGAGGGCTCGATCTACGCCGGCCTGGAGACACTCACCGGCGAACTGCTCGGCCGCGAGTGGAAGCGGGACGACGGCGCGGTGATGCGGATCGAACGCTGCCTGATCGACGCCAACTGGGGCCAGTCGACCGACGTCGTCTACCAGTTCTGCCGCCAGAGCAAGTATGCGGCCGTATTGACCCCTAGCCACGGCCGCTACGTGGGCGCCAGTTCGATCCCGTTTTCCGACTACAAGAAAAAGCAGGCGGACCGTCTCGGGCACAATTGGCGGATTCCCTCAATCCGCGGCAAGCGAGCCGTGCGTCACGTACTCTACGACACCAACTACTGGAAGTCGTTCGTCTACGCCCGCCTGGCCGTGGCCATGGGCGACCGAGGCTGCCTGTCGCTGTTCGGTGACAAGCCGGCGCTCCACCGACTGCTGGCCGAGCATCTGACGGCCGAGTACCGCGTCAAGACGGAGGCCCGGGGCCGGACGGTTGACGAATGGAAGACGCGGGGGCCGGGCCTCGACAACCACTGGTTCGACTGCCTGGTCGGCGCCGCCGTGGCCGCCTCGATGCAGGGGGCCTCCCTGCCGGGTACCGAGGTCCGGCCGGCCGGCCGGCGACGCCGAGTGAGTTTTGCCCAGATGCAAGCGGCCGCGAAACGATGAGTCACGCAATGAGCGACGAACGGACAACGGGCCTAACGTGCCCCCGCTGCGGCTGCCGGCACTTCGCCGTGATCTACACCCGCAAACGCCGAGACCGCATCGTCCGCCGCCGCGAGTGCCGCCACTGCGGCCGGCGGATGACCACCGTCGAACGGCCAAATTGAGCGAAATTGGGCCCCACACGTCTACATATGGAACTATTTCGGGTTCGATCGGTTGTTGGCCCGATTACGTCCAATTCCACCGGTAGAATGAATTGTGACAGCCGACGCCGTTATTAACCGGGACCGAATGGACGGGGACCGATTCACAAGGATCACTGACATGTGACCCATGGCCGCCAGCGAACTCGAAATGACCATCGCCCAAAACGCCGCCTCGCCGGCGGAAGTGACCGTCGACGGCACCCGCGTCCGCCAGCACCCGCTGCGCGAGCAGATCGAGGCGGACAAGTACGCCAAGCAGACCGCGGCGGCGAGGAAGACTGCCTTTCCGATCCGCCACTTCAAGCTCGTTCCACCGGGAAGCGCCTGAATGCCCGCCGCAATCCTCGATCAATATGGTCGCGCGATCCGCCGACAGAGCGGCCGGGCCCGCGGCTCCCTGACGGCCCGCGAGCGGGCGATCCTCCGCGGCCGCTTCGACGCGGCGCAGACGATCGACGAGAACCGCCGCCACTGGGCCAATGCCGACGCCCTGTCGGCCGACGCCGCGGCCAGCGCGTCGGTCCGCCAGACGCTCCGCAACCGCGCCCGTTACGAGGCCGAGAACAACAGCTACGCCAAAGGGATCTTGCTGACGCTGGCCAACGATTGCGTGGGGACCGGGCCGCGGTTGCAGATGCAGGGCGACGACCCGGCAGTCAACGCGACGGTCGAGACGCTCCTGGCCAATTGGGCGCGGCGGGTCCATTTGGCGGCCAAGCTCCGGACGCTGCGAATCGCCCGGGCCCGCGACGGCGAGGCCTTCGCGTTGCTGATCGCCAACCTGGGACTGGACGGCCCCGTCAAGCTCGACCTGCGACTGCTGGAGGCCGACCAGGTGGCCAGCCCGTCGCCCCTGCTGTCCCCCTACGCGGTCGATGGCATCCGCTTCGACACCTTCGGCAATCCGATCGAGTACGACGTGCTCCGCGAACACCCGGGCGCCACCGGCACGGCCACCCTCGGCGGTTTCATCGCCGACGCGATCCCGGCGCGTTACGTGCTCCATCTGTTTCGCGAGGATCGCCCGGGCCAGCGCCGCGGCATTCCTGAGATCACCCCCGCGCTGCCCCTGTTCAGCCAACTCCGCCGCTACACGCTGGCCGTGCTGGGGGCCGCCGAGACGGCCGCCGACTACGCGGCCGTGCTGCAGAATCAGAATCCGCCCGACAGCGAGGACGCCACCACGGGCGACGCCTTCGAGGCCGTCCAACTCGAGGCCCGCATGGCCACGGTATTGCCCGAGGGCTACACGCTCGGCCAGATCAAAGCCGAGCAGCCGGCCACGACCTACGCCGAATTCAAAAAGGAGATCCTCAACGAGGCGGCCCGCTGTCTGCTGATCCCCTACAACGTCGCCGCCTGCAACAGCGCGGACTACAACTACGCCTCGGGCCGCCTGGATCACCAGACCTACCACAAGGCGCTGCGGATCGACCGCGGCGACCTGGAGATCCAATTCCTCGACCGCCTCCTGGAGGCCTTCCTGGAAGAGGCCGAGTTCCTCGGCCTGGTACCGGCCTATTTCTCGCGAAATGGCCTGCCGCCCCACCAGTGGTTCTGGGACGGCATCCAGCACGTCGATCCGGTCAAGGAGGCGGTGGCCCAGAAAACCCGGCTCGCCTCGGGCACGACCACGCTGGCCGCCGAATACGCGGCCGAGAACAAGGACTACGAAACCGAGATGCGCCAGCGCAACAAAGAAGCGGAGCTGCAACTGGAACTCCGCCTGCGACTCGAGGCCCGCGAGAAAGAGCTGCGGCGGGAACTGGGTCTCGGGCTTCCCGCCCCCGCCCCCGCCTCCTCCTCCCCCGCGATCGCGGCCGCGGCCGACGCCGGCTCCGCGCTGACCTTCGGCGCCGCCGGCGTCGAGATCACCGCGGCCGGCGGCGACGCCCAGAGCCCGACACCCCAGGTCGCCATCGAGGCCTACAGCGGCGGCATGATGCGGGTGCCCAAGTTCGGCCACGTGGTGATCGATCTGGCCGGCCTGGCGATCGAGGGGGCCATCCCCATCCTGGCCGACCATGACAACCGCCTCGAGGGAATCGTGGGCCACGGCTCGGCCACCATCCGCGACGGCCGGCTCTGGCTCCGCGGCGCGGCGGCCGGCAGCGAAACGGCCCGGCAGATCGTCGCCCTGGCCCAGGGCGGTTTTCCCTTCCAGGCCTCGGTCGGGGTCGACCCCGGCGAGCGGATCCCGATCCGCGCCGGCCAGAGCATCACCGTGAACGGCCGGACAATCACCGCCCCGGCCGGCGGCTTCACCCTCGTGCGGACCAGCCGGCTGCGGGAGGTCTCGATCGTTCCGGCCGGCTGCGACCAAGACACCGCCGTCACAGTGACGGCCTCCTCTCCAGACAAAGGACCCCTATCCATGACGTTCAGCGAATGGCTCAAGGCCAAGGGCTTCGACGAAACCACGCTCAGCGACGCGCAGAAGGCGCCGCTGCAGGCCGCCTTCGAGGCGGAATTGCAGGCCGCCGACAACGGCGATCCGCCGAACCCGCCGAACCCGCCGAATCCGCCGGCCAACCCGCCGAACCATCGGCGAACCGCGACGCCCCCGCCGTTGCCCACCGAAGGCAACCTCAACGCCTCCGGCACGCCCGACCTGGTGGCCAAGATGCGGGCCGAACTGGCCGCCGAGTCCCAGCGGATCGCCCAGATCCGGGCCGCCTGCGACGGCCGTTTCCCGGCGATCGAGGCCAAGGCGATCGCCGAGGGCTGGGACGAGACGAGGACGCAGCTCGAGGTCCTGCGGGCCGAGCGCCCCACCGGGCCGGCGATCCACTCCCGCAACAACGACCAGGTCCGCGACGCGGCGGTGATCGAGGCGGCGCTGTGCATGCAGGCGGGCCTGAACGTCGAGGAGGACTTCAACGAGCAGACGCTTGAGGCGGGCTACCGCTACCGCCGGCGCGGCTTCCGCTGGTGCGCCGAACAGCTGTGCGCCTCCCGCGGCCGACCGATCGACGCCGACCCCGGCAGCCGCGAGTGGATCCAGGCCGCCTTCTCCACCAGCGAACTCTCCGGCATCGTCGGCGCCGTCGCCAACAAGGCCCTGCAGAAAGCCTTCCTGGCCACCCCGACCGTGGCTGGCCGGATCTGCGCGACCCGCTCGCACACGAACTTCCACTCCCACACGGTGTACAGCCTGGCCATCACCGGCGACCTGGAGCAGGTCGGCTCCGACGGCGAGCTGAAGCACCTGAAGCTGGGCGAGGAATCCCGCACCCGCCAGGTGCAGACCAAGGGCGCGCTGTTGTCGATCAGCCGCCAGGACCTGGTCAACGACGACCTGGGCGCCTTCACCGACGCCTCGGCCGTGCTGGGCCGCAAAGCCGTCACCAGCCGCGAAAAGGCCCTCTTCACGCTCCTGAACGCCACCGGGGCCGGATCGAGCCACTTCACCACCGCGCGGGGCAACTACTTCGCCGGCGCGTCCACGAACCTGCAATCGTCCAGCCTAGCCACCGCCGAGCAGATGTTCCTCGACCAGACGGCCCCGGATGGCGATCCGGTGTCGATCAACCCGCGGATCCTGCTGGTCCCCACGGCGCTGAAGGCCACCGCCCGCGAACTGATGACCAGCCAGTTTCTCGTCGGCCCGACGACGTCGAAGACGCCCAGCAACAACGTCTGGCAGGGAGCCTTCGAGGACCTCTCCAGTCCCTGGATGTCGAACACCAACCTGACCGGCTACTCCTCGACCGCCTGGTACCTGCTGGCCGACCCGGCCGACGTGCCGGCGCTGGAGATCGCCTACCTCAACGGTATGGCCCAGCCCACCATCGAGTTCTTCGGACTCGACGCCGACCCCAACGTCCTGGGCGTCACCTGGCGGGTCTACTGGGACTTCGGCGTCGCGTTGGGCGAGTACCGCGCGGGAGTCAAGTCCAAGGGCGCCGCGTAGTAGCGATTCGGAAACCCGATTCCTGCTCACCACCTCACCACTCACCACTCATCACTGGAAACTCCCATGACCCAAGCCATTTTCATGCAAGTCGGCGACGACCTCGACTACACGCCGGGCGCCGACATCTCGGCTGGCCAGGTCGTCGTGCTGGGTAGCCGCGTGCTGGTCGCCAAGCGAGCGATCGCCTCGGGCGACCTCGGCGCACTCTCCACCCGCGGTCTGTTCAAGGTCGTCAAGGACACCTCGACCTTCACGGCCGGCGCGGCCGTCTATTGGGACGAGGACGGCGATCCGGTCGACGGCGACGCCGGTACCGGCGCCGCCACGTCCTCGGCCACCGGCAACGAATTCATGGGCATCGTCTCGCCCGACGGAGCGGCCGCCACCGGCGACGCGACCGTGGAGGTCTTTCTCCGCAGTTACAACGATTCCACGTTGGAATCGCTCGGAGTGAGCGACCTGTCCGACGTCGGCGCCGTCGCCTACACCGCCGGCAGTGTGCTGGTCGGCGACGGCGACTCCTACGAGGAGGTCGCGATCTCCGGCGATGCCACGCTGGCGGCCAATGGAGCCCTGACCCTGGCGGCCGACGAAAAGAACCTCACCACGGCGATTGCCGATCCCGGAGACGCCGGCGCGATCCCGGTGACCAACACGGGGTATTGCCCGCTGGTGACTGAGGACGCCGAGACCCGCACGCTGGACGCGCCGACCTATTGCGGCCAGATGCTGTTGCTGTTTATGAAGACCGACGGCGGCGACTGCGTGGTGACCTGCGCAACCACGCTGAACGAGACCGGCAACAACACGATCACCTTCGCCAACACCGGCGAGGCCGTGTTGCTGATCGGCGTCGACGAGGGCGCGAGCAAGCGGTGGCGGATCGCCACGGCCGACGGCGCCACGCTGTCGACGGTGTAGTGGGCGGATTGGGGATCGGGCTCCCGCCCGATCCCGAGCCCCGAATCGCGAGGTTTCTGCCATGGCCGACATGCTCCAATCCGCGGCGGCGTGGCTTCGCGAGAAGCTCGCCGCCCACGCCTCGGTGTCCGTCGTCTACCGCCGCGGAGCCGACGCGATCAATCTCCGCGCCACCCGCGGCCAGACGGCCCACCAGGCCACCGACGACTACGGCGTGGTCATCGAGACGACCTCGCAGGACTTCATTTTTGCGTCGGCCGATTTGATTTTCGCCGGCGCCGCGGCGAAACCGCAGCCGGGCGACTGGATCGAGTACTGCGTCGGCGGCAACGTCTACCGCTATGAGGTCCTCCCGGCCGACGGCCGCCGGTGCTATCGCGAGACCGAGGGCACGTTGCGGGTCTACACCACGGCGATCGACACCGGGTAACACTGAGTGGAGAGTGGTGAGTGGAGAGTGGTGAGATGCGAGATTCCAACGGATTGAAGAAGTACTTGATCGGCGTGGCCGTCACGGTGACCACGGGCCTGCTGTTGCAGACCTGCGCCTTCATTTGGTGGGCTTCGTCGATCACCACCCGCGTCGATCGCAACGAGCGGGACATCCGGTCACTCATCGGCCATTCGTCATTGGACATGCATCATTCCCCCAACCCCTAGCCCCTAACCCCTAACCGCCATGCCGACGCCCGTCGTCGCCCAGATCGCCGATGCGGTCGTTGCCGCCTTGAACGCGGCCACGCTCAGTCAAGAGTTCACCGCCGTGCGGACCTATCTGCCCGTCTACGACCTGAAAGACATGGGCACATTGCACGTCACGGTGGCGATTCGCGATCGCGACGAGGAACCGGCCACCCGGGCGAAACGCAAGGCGACCTACCAGATCGACGTGGCGGTGCAGAAGAAGATCGACCCGACCGACGCGGCCGCCGGCGACGCGCTGCTGTACCTGGTGGACCAGATCGCCGCGTTGTTTATCGGCCAGCGGCCGACCGATTATGCCGCGGCCATTTGTACCGCCATCGAGCAAAACGGCCCGCTCTATTTCCCGCGGCACATGCGGGAGCAGCGGCAGTTCACCAGCGTCTTGACCCTGACCTTCGAGGCCCTGGTTACGTAACCGACAACTGACAACTGAAAACTGAAAACTCCCCCATGCTCGGCCTGAAATCGACAGTCCGCTTCGACGACCGCAAAGTCCGCCGCGCCAAACAGCGTGCGGCCCTGCGGTACCTCTACCGCGCGGCGGCCTGGTTGCGGCTGGTGGCCAAGCGGAGCATCCGCAAGCGGAAGGGCCCGGCGCCGGAGGGCGACCCGCCGCACACGCAAACCAAACGTCTGCCCCGTTCGCTCCGTTACGCGGTCGATCCCCGCCACGAGCGCGCCGTGATCGGCCCCGACTACGCGATCATTCGCGACGTGGGCGGCGCGCACGAGCACGGCGGCCGATTCCGTGACGAAACCTACGAGCCCCGCCCGTTCATGGGCCCGGCGCTGGAGAAGACCGAGGCGAAGTTGCCGGAGTTTTGGGAGGACAGCGTAAGGTGATTTCTGATTTCTGATTTCAGATTTCAGATTGAAGGAACTACAGCCAATCTGAAATCTGAAATCATGAATCCTCAATCCTCATTGGGAGAACCGTTATGGGATACAAGATCGGTCTGGAGGGCAAACTCTATCGCGGCACGGCCGGCTCGACCGCGACGACCGAGGTCACCAACGTCAAGGACCTCAGCGACGAGATCGATGCCGATGTCGCCGAGATCAGCAACCGGGCCGGCGGCGGGTGGAAGTCGTACCGGCCGACGCTCAAAGACGTGAACCTGTCCTGGAACATGCTGTGGGACCCGGCCTGCGCCCATTGCCTTTTCTTCAAGAACGCCTTCCTAAACGGCACGCCGATCGCCCTGGCCGTGCTCGACGGCGCCGGCGGCAAGGGCCTGGATGCGGACTTCTACGTCACCAAGTGGGGCCGCAACGAACCGCTGACCGAAGGCATGGAGGTCCCCGTGGAGGTGAAGATCACCACGGAGAACCGTGCTCCCGCGTGGCCCGACTAGACGGATTTCGGATTGCGGATTTCAGATTTCAGATTTGGAATCTGCACGGCTCACTGACAACTGAAAACTGAAAACCGAGAACTTCCCATGGAAGCCACCATTCAGCATATTTGTTCACTGCCCGGTCAGACCGTCCGGGGGACGATCACCAAGACGGCCACCGCGGGGTTGCCGCCTCAGGAAGTCCCGCTGCCGGCGGGCGTTGCCGGGACGCTTTCGACCCGGACCGACGACGACACCGCTGTGATTACCGCAGCCGGTCACTCCCTGCAACAGGATGACAAGGTCGATGTCTATTGGGCCGGCGGCCGTCGCTACGGGATGACCGTGTCCTCGGTCGATGGCAACAACGTCACGGTCGGCACCGACGCGGGCCACGTCGGCAACGGCGACGCCTTCCCCGCGCAAGACACCGCCGTGGTGATCACCGAGCAGGTGGTGATCGACCTGGAGATCGACGGCGACGCGCTGGTCTGTATCGCCGCCGGGGCCGACCAGCGGGCCCACCTGGAGTTCCACGACGGCGTAACCACGTCGATCGCCGCGGCCGAGATCCCGGCCGCCGGCGAAAGCTGGTCCTGGGTCGAGGACTCCGGTTACACCAACCCGCTGGCCGGCGACGTGACCGAAGAGATCCGTTGCAGCAACGGCTCGACGACGGCCGCCACGCTGAAACTCGGCGGGCTCTACAACAGCACGTCCTAAAGGACGGGCGAGGAACGAGGGGTGGGGGGCGAGTGCTTTAATCCCCAATCCCCAATCCCCAATCCCCAATCCCCATGCTCCGAGCCATCGTCATCACCGATTTCGCCTTCCCCGGCACCACGCTCCGTTCGCAGACCGTCCGTACCGCCACCGGCGGCGTGGCGCCGCAGGAGATCCCGTTGCCGGCCGGCGTGGCCGGCGTGCTCTCGGATCGAGGGGGTGATTCGATCGGCACGATCACCTTCCCGACCAGCCACGGCTTTGCGGAAGGCGAGTTGGTGGATGTCTATTGGGCCGGCGGTCTGCGCTACGGCATGACGATCGACCCGCTGGGCAACGGGCTTTATCTCGACGTGCTTGGTGGCGCCGGCGACGTGTTGCCGGCACAAGACACGGCCGTGGTGGTGGCCGTCAACACGGCCGTCACGCTGCCGATCAACGATACGGAGAACCTCGTGTACATGGCCTTCGGCTGCAATCGCCGTTCGCACCTGGAGATCCGCGCGTCCAGCGTAACGATCTACGATCGCGAAATACCGGCAGACGGGCTCTGGTGCATCCGCGACGGATGGGCCGACGCGATGGGTTACTTCGACGGCCTGCGCGTCTCCAACGGCGGCGTATTGCCGGCCACATTCCGCGTCGCTGGTCTATACAACAGCGTCCCTAACCCCTAACCCCCAGCCCCTAACCCCTAGCCCCGATTCCCCATGAAACAATTCACCGACAACGCCGGCCGCCAGTGGAACGTCGAGCTCAACGTGGCGACCGTCAAGCGGGTCCGCGACCTCTGCGGCGTCGATCTGCTGGAGGCCAGCGACAGGGAGAAGAACCTGCTGGTTCGCCTGATCTCCGATCCGATCCTGTTGGTTGACGTGATCTACTGCGTGTGCAAACCGCAGGCGGACCAGCAGCAGGTCACCGACGAGGACTTCGGCCGCGCGATGGCCGGCGACGCGATCGACGCCGCGACGGAGGCCCTGCTCGGGGAGATCGTAAATTTTACCCCGAACCCGCGGGATCGCCGGCGACTGCAGAAGGCGACGGCCAAGATGAACGCGATGCTGGATCGGACCCGCGAGTTCCTGGAGACGAAGCTCGACGACCCGCGGCTGGACGCCAACCTCGAATCCGCGCTTCGGAAGTTCGACGAATCATTTACAAGTTCGCTGGAGTCCTCGGCCTCGACCCCGGAGGATTCACCCTCCGCGAATTGACCGCGATGGCCGAGTCCCGCGGCCGGTTCGAGTGGTCGCAGACAGCGGAGATCCTGGCGATGCTTTACAACGCGCACCGCGATGCGCAGAAATGTCCGCCTCGTACGGCCGAAGACTTTAGTCCCTATCCGCGCGAAGGTCGCCCGGCCGGTGCCCCGGCCGAAAAGATGAGCGTCGCCGAGTGGGCGAAAATGCGACGGCAACGATGAACGAGGAATGATGAATGATGAACGGAGGGGTGAGCCTCCCATCCCTAACCCCTAGCTCCTAACCCCTAATCTCGCATGTCTACCCGATCGATCAAGGCTGGTTCCGCCTACGTGGAACTGTTTGCCGAGGATTCGAAGCTCGTCCGCGGGCTGCACAGCGCCCAGCGTCGGTTGACGGCGTTTGCTTCGTCGGTCCAAGGGCTGGCAATGAAGATGGCCGGCCTGAGTGCGGCGATCGTCGCTCCGCTGACGCTGGCCGTGAAGAGTTTCATGCAGACCGGCGACGCGTTGGACAAAATGAGCAGCCGGGTGGGGGCGTCGGTCGAGTTCCTCTCGGCCTTATCCCATGCCGCCCAGATCGGCGGTACTGACATCGCGGCCATGGAGACGGCCATCCGCCGGCTGCAGCGGACCGCCTATGATGCTACGCGGGGGCTGAGCACGGCGACACAGGCGTTTGCCGATCTTGGGATCAACATTCGCACCCAGGGCGATCAACTCAAAAGTACCGAGCAGCTATTCATGGAATCGGCGGCCGCGCTGTCTCGGATGGAGAATAACACGCGCAAGGCCGCGTTGGCGACCGTGGTCTTCGGCCGCGCCGGCACGGAGCTGTTGCCCATGCTCAAAGATGGAAAGGCGGGCCTGCTGGCGGTGATGGAGGAGGCGCACAGACTGGGCATCGTCATGACTACCGAGGACGCCACCGCCGCCGCGGCTTCGACCGATGCCTGGACCAGGCTCGTGGCAAGCCTGAAACGGACCGCCGTGCTGATCGGCAAAGCGCTGGCTCCCATGCTCGAAGCCTTGGCCGAAAAAGCAGTGAAGATCGTGGGCCGCTTGATGGACTGGATCAAGACCAATCCGCAATTGATCGTCAAGCTGGCGAAATTCGGCCTGATGCTTGGCACGGTCGGCACGGCGCTGGCCGCGTTGACGGTCGTGATCAAGCTGGCGGCCGTGGCCATGGGGCTCATGACGGCGCCCGTCCTGCTGGTAATCGCCGCCCTGGGGGTATTGCTGGGCGCCATTATCGACTGGGGCGCCCTGCTGGAAAAGATCACGAAATCCCTCGGCGACTGCGGGGCGGCAACCGAGGAAACGGCGGCCCGGATGGCCAGCGCCGTCAGTAGCTTCGAGGCGACGACCGGCGCCCTGGCGGACCTTGGCGACGCCGCCGAGACGACTACGGACAAAATGGCCGAATTGAAGGCCGAGATCCGCGCGGCGAAGGAGGAGGCCGCGCGGGCGAAGAAGGACTACGAGGAACTCCAGGCCATCCAGGCCGCCGCGAAAAGAAGGTTCAGTTGGGAGACGCCCGAGCAATACGCGGTCCGCCAGCAACGCCGCGCGGAGCGGACCGCCGAGGCCCGGGCCGCCTACGAGGCGGCGGCGGGCGTCGTCGCGGCAAAGGAGGCCCAACTCAACGCCGATCTGTTGGAGGAAATCCGCCGACTGGAGATCGCGGCCATCGAAGACACCACGGCGCGGGAACTGGCCGAACTCGATCACCGCTACGAAGCGAAACGCAAGATGGCCGAGGCAGCCGGCCAGGACCTCTTGTTGGTCGAGCGGGCCTATCAGTTGGAATTGACGGCGATCCAGAAGCGGGCCGATGACCAGCGTGAAGAGGCCGCCCGCCGGCATGCAGAGAGAATGGCAAACGAAAGGACACGGCAAGCGGAAGAACTGGCGGACAAACAAGCCTCCCTGGCCGACGAGATAGCCCGCCTGGAGATCGAGACCACGATCCCCGAAGGGCCGGATCGGCAAAGGGCGCTGCTGGCCTTGGACGAGGAGCGGGACAAGCGGGCGATCGAACAGTCGGGCCTCGGCGAGCAACAGATCGCCAAATTACTGGGCATGGTGACCGACAAGTATACGCTCAGGCACCGGGCGCTGGCGCTCGGCGACTCGGCCGGCAAGCTGAAAACCACGGTGGCCGGCACCTTTTCGGCGATCGCCGCCTCCCGGCTCGGCGGCGGCGACCCGTTGCGGAAGTTGGTGGACAAAGCCGACCAACAAATCAAGGAACTGCGAAAGATCCAGGACGGCCAGGAACGTCACGCCCCGCAGTTTACATAACCCCCAATCCCCAATCCCGAACCCCCAGCCCCGAACTCCCAATTGACGACTGATAACTGACGACGATGGTTGTTGTCACCGAACTGATCCAATCCCGCGTGCACGGCGAAGATTCCGTCGACCTGGTCTACTACGTCTCAGGTACCGGGGACGATTCGGCCGCCAAAACGGCCCTCTTGACGGTGGCCCCGATCACGTACGGCTCCCTGGTCCGCCGGCAGCCGGCGCTGGAGCCGGACGGCGTCGACGGCTGGCGGGCCAGCGTGCCTTACCGCCTGCGCGAAAAGCCCGAGACGGGCGACTCGTCGTTCAGTTTCGATACCGGTGGTGGTACTCAGCACATCACGCAGAGCCTCCAGACGATCTCCAAGACGCCGCGACCCGGTGACCCAGCGGCTGAGAATAAGGGCGCCATCGGCATTACCCACGACAACGTCGAGGGCGTGGACATCACCGTGCCGATCTACAACTTCGCCGAAACCCACTACATGGCCACCGCCTCGGTCACCGGGGCGTACAAAGGCACCCTGTTTGCGCTGACCGGCAAGGTGAATAGCGGTGCCTTTCGGGGCTTCGCCGCCGGCGAGGTGCTGTTCCTCGGTGCCTCCGGCTCCAAGCGGGGCGAGGAAGATTGGGAGATCACCTTCCGTTTCGCCGCCAGCCCCAACGTAACGAACCTGGTGATCGGCGACATCACGGTGCCATCGAAGAAGGGCTGGGAGTACCTCTGGGTCCGCTACGTGGACACGGAAGATCCCGTCGCGCATATCCTAATCAAGCAACCGCAGACGGCCTACGTCGAGAAGGTCTATCATGACGGCGACTTCACGGGGCTGGGGATTGGAACTTAGCATTTCGGATTAAGATGATGGTATTGGTTCTGGAGTCCGCTGAGTACGAATGGGGAGGTGGCCTTGCCGTGAGTAATGCGAAGCTGATCGAATTGCTGGACACCCAACCGTGGAAGGACTTGCCGGATAAGGCAATTGCGGCCCGGCTTCGCAACGAGACGGTGGAGGTCGAACGCGAGGTGTGGTCCGAGCCCGAATTGCTCGGAACGGAGAAGGTGAAGATTCCGCTGGCCGAACACCTCGGCCTCATCGGAATCGACGAAGGGCACGTTGCCCATGCCAGATTGCGAAAGGCATTCATCGCGGTGAACGGCAAGGGATTCCGCGAGAGGAAGAAGGAAAAAGAACATGGCCACGCAACTTAACATAAGCTACGGCTCGAAGGTGAACGTCGGCATTACGCTGGCAGGGCTGGCGGATGGTAACTGGCGGCAATCCGCCGCGGTGGACAATTCCGGCAACAAGTACCTGGATGCGCTGGTCGGCGGCAAGATCAAGACGGGAAGCGGTTCCGGGGCCGGGGATTACGTGGATGCGTACGTATCCGGCTCGATTGACGGCGGCACGACGTTCGGCGGGGATTGCTCGGGCAGCGATTCAGCATACGCCGGCGAAGACAAGAACCTGACGTTCTTGAAACGCATCCATACGGAAGCGGCTGAAACGACCTTCGAGTTCGGCCCCTGGAGCATTGCGGCGGCTTTCGGTGGAGTGCTGCCTCGACACTGGGTGCTGGTATTCGACAACGAAAGCGATTCGACGCTGGATTCGACGCCCGCAAACCACGAGGTTCATTACCAAGGCATTATGCAGCAGGCCAGCTAAGTGAGCTACGTTAAGCCTACACAACCGTTTCTGCGAAAAGGCCACCCGCTGAACGACGGGCTGGTGGCGGCGTGGTTGCTTGGAGAGGGAGGCGGCGATACTACGCGGGATTTGTCTGGCAGAAGTCTTCACGGGACGCTGGTAAACGGGCCGACGTGGGTGGTGACGCCGTATGGGTGGGGGCTGAAATTCAATAACACGTCGCATCAATACGTGCAGTTGCCGGACGAGACATCCGAGATGCTCGGTGGCTCTTCGGCGGTAACGGTCTCGGTCTGGGTGAAACGAACTGCGACGGGTGAACTCGACCAAATCTTGGACCTGACGATTTCCTCGACGTTTTCCAAACTCTCGCTACGTTTTCTGGCAGACAACAGGATTCGAGTCGGCGGCCGTTCGACTTACCCGGAAGATTTCCAATTCAAGAACACCACCACCACGTGGACCGACGCCCAGTGGCATCACGTTGCCGCGACGCTCGACTTGCCGGCGGACGAGATTACGATCTACGTGGACGGCCTCCAACAGGCGACCAGTGGAAGCAGTGGAAGCCCTTCGTGGGCCAACGAGGTTTTCAGCGCGGCGGTGGGTTCTCGGCAAACCGTCGGGGCGGCCGTGTCCGGGAGCAATCCGCTTAATGGCCGAATTGCCATGCTAGCCATTTACAATCGTGCCCTCACCCCCGCCGAAATCCGCACGCTAGCCCGATTGGACGACGATCCGTGGGAACAGTGGCGCCCGCGCTCGCAGGCGTGGTATCCGTTTTTGGGCCCCAGCATCGTTCCTGGCCCCTACCGAGTTGCGGGCACGGCATTCTTCACCCCCGGTCGAGAAGCCGGCCAGACGTTTTCCCCCGGACAACGAGCCGGTGGAATCTATCTCCCCGGCGCAACGGCCGGACACGCCGTGTAAATCGATAGCAGAAAACCCATACCATGAATGCATCGGACACCCAGGGCGTTGTTTTTGATTCCGCGACGGCCACACTGCTTGCGCGGGTGGTCGGTTGGGACGGCACCGCCGTGACCCAGACAAGCCTGTCGTCAATCGTCTATTCGATCTTTCTGCTCGATGACAGTGATCCTGATGCGCGAACAGACGTGGACGGCCACACTGATGTCGAATTGAGGATTGCCGACGTGATTTGTGATAGCCTCCAAACCGACGACCTATGGACCGTCGATGCCACCGGCTACAACTTCCGCCATACGATCGACATTTCCGAAAACCCGGCCTTCGCCGCGGCCGGCCGTCGCTATTTGGTCGAATACACGTTGACGCCCACCAGCGGTCAGATCGTGTTGGTCCGTTTTCGAGTCAACGTTATCTGAATAACTGAGCACCGATAACTCCCCCGTGGACACCATGAAAAAGGTCCAACCGGGCGATCGAATGAACATCCCGGCCGAGACCTTCAACACATTCATCGACGCGGCCCGGGCGATGAAGGCCCGGCAGCAGGACCGCGGGCAGGGCGCCCGGGACGCCTTCCCGCAGGCGACCATCGTGCTGTGCAAGAACAACTCCGGCACCGATCGGGCCCGGTTCGACGTGTTGGGGGTCGATGCGCCGATCATCGCCTTGGCCGACAACGCCGCCGAGTTCAAGCGACGACCCACCACGGCCGGCTCGACGCCCAGTGTGGCCGATCACTACGGCCGTTTCGTGATCCTCCAGGAGCCGGTGGCCGAGGGCAAAATCGGCCGGGCCTGCGTCAGCGGGATCACGATCGCCAAGGTCCACGTGGCCGCCGAGTGGCACATCCGCGCCGACGTCCGCCAGGACGACGCCACTTGCCTCCAGAGCGACACGCACGGTTCGGCCATGATCCTCTGGAAAGAGTCCGGCACCGGGTTGAAATGGGCCGTGGTCAAGATCGGGCTACCTTGTCGCGCTCAAGCCGACGAGGGCTTTTGGGCCGAGCTCGGCTCGGCCAGCGACTTGGGCAACGACCGCTGGTCCTACGCGTTTACCGAGGTCGAGCATACCGGCGCCGGCTACGACGGGTGGGCCACGAAGACGGGCGGCCGATCCGGCACGGCCTACAACACGATCGAAGACATGAACGACGGGGCTGGTGTGGAGGGCAACGGCGTCGATCTTGGCACGCTCGATACTCCGACCTACCTGCCGGCCGCCTCCGGTGCGATCGTTTGGATGCACGAGCTCAAGCACGACACGGGATCGACGCCGCGGATCGAGTACTGGTTCCAGTACGAGAACGAGGTCACCTGGTCGTCCGGCGGCACGACCTACGCCGGCGTCCACCAGACCGACCGGTATCTGTTCGACACGTTGAGCGTCCTGAGTCTTGATTGGGCGACTCGTTACCTTTGCGACGGCTCTGGCAACACCGCCGTGGATTGGGACGAGCGGTATCTCCAAGACAGTTCCTCGTACACCGCGGTGGATTGGGGGAGCCGCGCCCTGAAAGACGGCAGCGGCGTAACGGCCGTGGATTGGCACTACCGCCGATGGCAAGACGACTACGGTGTGATCGTCGGCAATTGGAGCAACCAGATGCTCTACGACGGCACGCCGAAACAATCCATCGACTGGGGAAATCGCGACCTGTACGACAGCAACGAAGTCTGTGTAGGAAGCTGGCAGTCGCTCGAACTCTACGACGGCGGGCCGTATCTATCGATCGACTGGGGCCACCGCCAACTGATCGGCAGCGACGGGTACGCAGCGATCATCGACTGGGGATCGCTCGGCTCGACCTACGGCACGCCGACGATCAACGGCACCTACACCGGCGGGCTCTACGACTCGAACAACAACCTGATCGCCGACGTGGAAAACGGCCTGATCTGCAACGTCTACTATCCCAGTTGATCAACTCCGCTCATCTTTCCAACCTCCGTGCCCCTCCGCGTCCTCCGTGGTAGAATCCGAGGCCTCACCACAGAGGACACCGAGGACACGGAGGAATCCTTCGATCCTGGCCCCGTGACCGGCCATTTCTCGCGAAATAGTCTCGCGCTGCCTGGACGGCGACCTGAAGACAAGATCGGATTTGGGCCCTCGACAGCCGCGGGACAATTCCCGAATTGTCCCGCGCGGACCCTCCCCCCGCGTGGTAACCTGGGCAATTTGCATCGCTCTTCTTCGGCTTTCCCGCGTTTTGGGCCGAAAAAAATTATGGAAATTTTGGCGATTTTCCCCGTGGATCCCTTGCAAACTCTGTCGAGAGCGATATAATAAAGGCAGACGTGAGGGGAAAAAAATGAGAGAACGCCAGACCCAAGCACGAAAGGGAGAAACAATGAATGCCTTCGATATCGGCAAGAACTCGGCCGGCCGATTGATCAGCCGCCGGGACCGCGCCGCCTTGCTGCGTGAGGCCGGGATCGAGCCGACCAGCGAGACGGTGGAGGCTTTCGAGGCTGGGCGGACCGCTGGCGAGGCCCAGGCGGCCCGCGAGGCCGAACAGACCGCCCGGCAGAATCGGGCCGCCTGCGAGGCAGCCGGCATCACGATCGTCAGGACAGGCCGCTACCTGGTCGCGCATGGCATCGATTACCGGCTATCGCAGGTCCTCGGCCAGATCGGCTGGAAGTGGGATCCGCAAAATAAGGTACGGTGCCGCGGCTACCGCAAGGACGGCACGGTGGAAATCGAGGCATTCAACGCTCTGGCTGCGGAGTTGAACCGAGTTCACCTCGACGACCTGCAGACGGACTTCGAACGAGAGATCACGAAGGACGTGGAGCCGGATTGGCCTACCTATCGTCGCGTCCTGGAGGCGGCGATGCGAGTCGTCGAATTCACGGACGCCCGGCGGTATGGCGATTGGAAAGACGTGGACCTCTTCAAGAACGCCGCTGCCGACCTGGTGAATATGTTGAACGAAATCCGATTCGATGCCGAGTCGGCGGTCGGAAAGATCGTCGAAGAGTGCCTGTGCGGCGGTCGGCCGCGGATGACGGCAAGGCAGGCCAAGCTGATCGCCGTGACGGCCGGCAAGCATGTCGCCTTGACCGGCTCCCGAAAAGGCGAGGCCGTCACCCGAAGGTGACGGCCTCTGTGCATCCGAGCGACTTGCGTCGCGCAAGGCAAACACTCAGTATAACCTGACGCGGAGAAAAATCAATGGCCAAGAAAAAGCGACCCGACGGCCGGGCGAAACCGCGCAAATCGCCTGAAAGCAAACGCCAGCGGCTGCTGCGGATCCGCTGCACGGCGGCCGAGGAAGCGGCGATCAAAGAGGTGGCCGAACTGCTCGGCCTGACGCTCTCCGACTATGTCGTCACCAGCAGCATCGGGCGGCGGTTACCCAAAGAATAAGGATTGAAACGTGAAGGAATTGCTCAACACCCGGAAAGCCGCCCAGCGGCTGCGAGTCTCGGTCAGCCGCGTGAAGCAATTTGCCCAGGAGGGCCGGATCGGGCGAAAGCACGGCAGCCGGGACTGGCTATTTACCCCGGAGGAATTGGCACGCTTCGCCAAAACACCGCGGCCGCGCGGTCGGCGGCCGAAGAAAAAGAAAACCCGGAAGAAATCAGAAATCAGAAATCACAAATCCTAAATCCCAAAACGGCCCGGCGCGGCTGGCATCGCCCGGGCCCGGCCACACCTTTCAGCCTTTAGCAGACGAGGTGCGACATGCGGAGGATACTGCGGATCGTCCTGGTGGTCAACCTGGCCTTGCCGGGTTGTACCGGTGAATTCCAGTGGAACATCGAACCGCCGCTGGCGAAGAAGACGGCCGAGAAGACGCCCGATCCCCCCGGGCAGCGATCGGTTATCCGTCGATCGCCGGCACCCTTGCCCTCGCGGGACCACAAGCATCCGGGCTGGTGACAACCGCCTGCCGGACGTCGCTCCGTGCACCTCCGTGTCCTCTGTGGTACAATCTCCAACTCACCACAGAGGACACCGAGGGCACCGAGGAAGATGTTCCGATCGAGAGACCAGCGCTGGGGCTACTACGTGCTGGCCGGCGCGATGACCCTGATCGCGGCGGCCATCTACAACTGGCTGCGGTTCTTGGGCCTTCTCTGAGGCGGCTTGGTTGGCGCGGACGCTTCGCCGAGGTACCTCAGCGCCTCTTCCTCCTCCGCCTCGGTGGATGGCGACAACGGTCGCGCTGCCGGATTCTGTGCCGCGACGCGCGGTTCCGCTCGCCTTCGCTGGTCGTTCTGCCGCTGGGCTTCGTGGAACGCCTGGTGAATGCCCCAGTACCAGACGGCCAGTCCGGCCGCCACGGCCAACAGGCCGAGGACCATAGCCTGGTCGGGCAACGCGGCGTCCAGGCCCATCAACTTGCCGCTCAGCACGATCGCGAATCGCGAGGCGCAGAACACCGCGCCAAGCCACAGGGCATTGAGCAGAAGCCCGAGCCCGATCTGGCCGTTGTAGATCTGCCCCAGACCCGAGACCAAAAAACTCAGCACAGCGGCCGTACCCGGGTTGACCGGGGGATCCTGCCGTCTCATGATGCACCCCCGTTTGGCGATGGAGTTCAGAAAACGGCCGTCATTCTAGCGGGCCGATCGGCCGCGTGCAAGCCAGGGCCTCGCCGCTCGGGGCGGCAACAGACAAGAGGGACCCGTAGCCGCGGTGGATTCCCGGCGACGTGGCTTCTACGCTGCCGAGCGGGGTTGCCCGCAATGCGGAGATTTCATCCGTTATCCGGGCCGCTTGACAACGGCCGCGCGCCAGAAAAAAATGGTACTCTCGGCGAGTTCGATTGTATCGGCTCGGCACGCCGGGATGCGGGGGGCTGGCCGCATCAGGTCTACTACCGACGGACTACCCAGAACCCGCCTTGCAAATCCGTTATCGCGAGTTCGACTCTCGCCGGCGCCTCTTTCGCCGGATAACCGGGCAGCCCGTTGGGACACCCATCTTTTCCCGACGTGACTCTGCCGGGATTTCCGGG